CCCGGAAGGCATCCATCGTCTGCTGAATGCCAGCGAGCTCGGAGGCCGTCTGGTCGTTGATCCCGACGTCGATGTTGAGGGGGGAGAGCCCTTGCAGGGCGAGGATGGACCGCTCGATGTCCGCGAACCCGGCGAGAGTCTGGTTGTCGAGGCGGGCGGTGACGTCGATGTCGCCGGACGCGGCCCGGAGCGTCGCCATCGCGGTCGCGGCTTCGTTGGCCCGGTTCTTGAGCGTGGTGAGGGAGGAGTTGACGGAGGAGACGCCCGCGCCGGTTTGGTTGGACACCTTGACGCGGATCTCGATGTCGTTACCCACCGTCAACACCTCCCTCTGGTGTGCCTAGTTGTTCGATGGTGATCAAGCGCAGCAAGTCGGATGGCTCGTCGTACAGCTGACTTGGCAGGCAGCCGAAGCGCTCGCAAAGCTGCAGGATCAGGCGGGCACGGCTGAGTGCTCCGGGCTCGGTGACAGCGGCTCCATCGGAATCGACACCACCTGGGACGGCTCGCCAGAGGGCGAGCTGTCCGGCAAAGGGTCGGGGACCCCCGATGCGGCCTGCTGGGTGGCGTTGAGGATCGCCATGACGAACACGGCCTCTTGAGTGCAGACCCCGTCGAACGTTGTCGGCACCGGCTCGCCGGCCTCGTCTTCGACGTTCCACTCGACGAGGAGGCCGGTCATCATCTTGAAGATCTCGCGGCCTCCTCCGTCCTGACTGCGGAGCGTTTCGATCTCCAGCTCTTCGCCGACGGTCGGGCCGCGCATGCTGACTTCGAGGCCCTCGTAGTCGGTGCCGGTGAAGTCGAGCTTGTAGATCTTCCGCTTGGGCCTGAATCCCATAGTCATCTCTCCTGGTGCGGACAGGTGCCGCCGTTGAGCTGTCGGCCGAGGTTGCAGTTGTGGCAGAGCACCCGGAACCCGGCCGGGTAGTTGTGTCGGCGCAGCCAGGTGTAGAAGCCGCCGCCGCCCGTCTCTGTGCGGTGCTTGCGGCCACCGCCGTTGACGTGGTCGAGGGAGAGGAACAACAGCGTCTGCTCGCCGCAGCAGACGCACGCAGGCGTCTCGCTGCTGTATGCCTGCAATGCCTCCAGACGGAGCTTGCGGCGGCCCTCCCGGCGCTGCTCGTCGAAGGTTGCATCGCGACACTCGGGTGAGCAGTAGCGGCGCTGTTCCATGGACCCCGCGAACCGCGTACCGCACCTGGTGCACGGCTTCGTCACCGGGGGGCGGCACGTGGCGCAGAGAGTGCGCGACTCGCTGGTGCGCGAGAACTGCTTGTTGCACCCGGCGCAGCGGGCCGTGGTCATGCCGCCGTTCCGGCAGTCCATGCACTGGTTGCGGTAGCCGCCGGTGTCGTTCCTGCGGGCGAATGCCGTCAGGGGCTTGGTCTCCCGGCACTCCCGACAGACCTTCATGCCCTCGGGCGCGGCGAGGCCGAGGCATGCGTCGCAGCGTCCGCAGTTCCTGCATGGCTTGTCGTGCTCCTTTCTCGGGGGCTTCGGCTTCCGCTGCGCGGCGGCTTGTGCGGGGCGGCATTCGGCGCACCAGGCGTGTGCGTTACCGCAGGACTTGACGGTGAACTTTCCGGACGCTGCTCCGGGCATGACCAGGCCTCCAAGCCTCGATGACTTGGATAGTCTATTGGTCAACTCCCGGACGCTCGTCATGACTTGGGCTTACGACCAAGTCGGAACGACGCCGTCAGCAAGGCTGCCGGGCGCGGACCAGGTGAGTTCGCCGCTGTCGGAGCGGGACAGCTGGTAGTCGGAGTAGAGGAGTTCCATCGCGAGGGTGACGCCGTTGACGGTCTGCGTGGTCGTGCGGGCGACGCTCGTCGAGGAGACGGTGCGGAACACGAGGTGGCTGCCCGTGGCGTTGAAGACGCCGTTGAGCGTGATGGAGCCGTCCGCGAGCAACAGGAGCCGCTCGTTGGCGCTCTTGTCGACACCGGTGACGTCCTGGACCCCGCGCGGGGTGGCCATCTGCCAGTTGGTGACGTCGTTACGGATGTCCGTCGGTGTGCCCGCGCTCGTGTCGACCGAGAGCGTGGTCTGGCCGAGGCCGCTTGCCTTCGCCATGGCTTACTTCCCTTCTGTTCGGTCGGCGCTCGCCCGGGCGGGCTGCTCCTCGACCCACTTCGCTTCGCGCTCCCGGTCGGGTGCGAGAGAGCCGAACATCTTGCGGACGCCATCACGGCCGACCCAGCCCTTGTGGAAGCGCGTCGGGTGGGTGATCGCGTAGCCGCCGGTGGAGACCTTCACCTGGTGCACGGCGTTGCTGTCGTCGAGCAGCGCGTACAGGCGGTCGCTCGGCGCGGTGACGACGATGGTGAAGCTCGCCGGGCCAAGGACCCTCGATACCGAAGGGCCCTCGTCGGGGATGTTGTGGACGGCGCACGGGGTGTTCGCCTCGAACTTCGCGTACTCGCCCGCGAGGTCGATCCCGTCGACCGTCAGCCGTCCGCCTTCGCTGCTCTTCATGCCGTCACCCCTTCGCGATCTCGTCTGCGATCGCCTGCTGATGCGTGGCGAAGTCGTCGAGCCAGTTCGCCGGGTTGTGGTGCACCCGGGGCTTGGTCTGGTACGGGTTGCCGCGGTGGTCGCCGTCCTTGACCACGTACAGCGGCGGCCGGTCCATCCGCACTCGGTGCTGCGACGCGCGGAAACACGCCTGCCCGGCCTCGAAGACCAGCCAGGTCTCGCCCTCAGCGACACGCTGCTCCGTGAACTTGCGGCCGGACGTCTTCGCCGTGTGCAACAGGTCCGGGGCCAGGCCCTCGACGCGGACGCGCCACCCGTTGAGGTAGTGCTCGCACCTGGCTTCGGCGCAGGTCCCGGGCCGGAAGTGGGTGCCGAGGGGGGCGGCTACGGCGTACGTCTTGTACGCGGCCGGCGGGCCGACTGGCTCGGGCCGGAACAGTTGGGCGCTCATCAGAAGACCACTCCCGTAACCTCGTTCTTGATCACGTTGACGGCGAACGCCAGCGAGGTGAAGCCGCCTGTCGTGACCGTGGTCGCCCTCAGGTAGCGGCGCAGCGTGGCCGTGTTGCCCAGAGCGATCCGCTCGGCGAGCGGCGTGCTCCCGGTGATGGGCGTGAAGCTGAATGAGGCCACGTCCGCGAACGTCGCGTTGTCCGCCGAGTCCTGGATCTTCACCGTGACGTCCGTGCCGGTGAAGGCGAACGCCTGCAGATACGCCTGCCCGCCGAACGACGCCGACGCCAGGGTGTCGATGCCCGTGCCGTTCGTCGCCGCGGTATCCGTACGGATCCCCGCGGTGAGCTGCTGCCCCCACTCCAGACCGAACCCGTTGGCCAGGGCCTGCACGGCGAACGTCAGCATGCCGTCGTCGCCGCGGCTGGGGTCGTAGTTGATCTGCTTCGACACCAGCGACGCCGCCGCGTCCCCCAGCGCGGTGCCCCGGCAGTACGTGACGACCTGGTCCGTGCGCGGCAGCGCGGCGAGCTTCTCGTGCGTACCACCGGTGACGGGCACGTGGTTGAAGAACGCCGTGTACTCGATCCGCCCGTCACGCAGGCCGCCCTGCCGCTCATACGCGCTCTTGTTGATCGCGGTCATGTTCAACAGCGCCGGACCGCCGCCGATCGCGCCAAGCTGCTGAATATCGCCAGAGGTGTCGAAACCGGCGATGTACAGGTTGTCACCAAGTCCGCTGGATTTCACGCGGCCCTCCAAGTGCAGTAAAGGACTGGGCGATGAACTATCATTGGGCCATGCCTAAGTGCCTCCCGAACTGCACCTGCAAGCGCCACTCCAAGGTCGGCAAGTCCTGCCTGGACGGCTGCACGTGCGCACGCCACTCGCCCTCCGAAGACCGAGGCCGCCGCATCAGCGAGGTCAGGAAGGGGCGCCCGCTCTCCGCCGAGCACCGCGCTGCCCTCGCCTGCGCCGAAGGCTGCACCTGCGGCAAGCACGGCCTCCGCAACTCCGGGCAGTTCCAACCCGGGTCGTCTGGCTTCACGGGTGAGCACACGGAAGAGACCCGGGCGAAACTCGCCTCGTACACGGGCGAGAAGGCGTCGGCCTACAAGCATGGCCAGTCCAAGTCCCTCACCTACGTGACGTGGACCGCCATGCGCGGACGGTGCTACGACCCCGGGAACGCCTCGTACGCCAGCTACGGAGCGCGCGGCATCACTGTCTGCGAGAGGTGGCAGGACTTCGGGAACTTCTTTGCCGACATGGGCGAACGCCCCAGCAGGGATCACTCCATCGACCGCATCAACTCTGGCGGGAACTACGAGCCCAGCAACTGCCGCTGGGCCACCCGAGTGGAACAGAACGCGAACCGCCGGGACCCCGGGGGCTGGGAGAGGCGCCGCCAGCGCAGTTGACCTCACGGAGTCTCCTCCCAGAGGTCGTTGACCACGCAGGGCAGCCAGATGGTGAGTACGCGGAACGGAGCACCGTCCTGCGTCAGATAGCCGGCACGCACATCGTGTGCCTGGCCGTGCGCGCCGAAGACGTCGACGTTGCAGACCGTGCCGCCGAGGGTGAAGTCGCCGATGAACGCGCGGACCACATCGTCGGCGGCGGCGACCATGTCCGGGTCGATCGCGTCGGCGGGATCGCTGACTGCGCTGGCGTAGATCCGCACGTTGAGGATCACCACCGCGGTCACCGAGTCGAGGCCGGAGCGGGCGGCGACGGGGATGATGCGGTCGGTCCACACGGCTGCGGTCAGGCCGCCGGTGGCGGGAGCGTTCTTCGGTTCGTGCCCGTTGACCTTGTCGAAGCGGCCGGTTGCCCCGGCGTGGGACATGGCCGCGTCGGTGAAGCCGAGGATGTCGATGGCCACGAGTCTCACCCGCCCATCTCGGGCAGGCGGTGCCGTACGGCAGCCTCGGCGATCTGCGGGCCGCGCGCGGCGACGGCCTGCTTGGCGGCCCGCCAGTGCCCGTATCCGGGGAAGCCGGGCCGGTTGCGGTTGCGGGAGCCGACGCCCTCCAGCCACGGCCCGTACACGACGCCCTGGTCGTTGACGAGGGACACCTCGTCGCTGATGCGGTCGGTGGTGATGCGGGTCTCGTAGTACGGCGTCCGTGTTTTGAAGTGGGCGCTGGTACCCATGAGGACGCGTTCTTCCGCGTACGCGGCTACGTCGTCCCTGGCGTCGTCACACGCCCGCTCGATCGCCCGTTCGGCGCGTCCGTCGAACCACGGCCCGTCGTAGTGGATCTCGATGCTCATACGGATCTCACCCGGCCCTTCCGGCCGTGCGAGACGTACACCTGCTCGCGCAGCTGCTCGATGCCTTTCTGGTCCCGGTTCCGCTCGGAGCTGGAGCCGGACTCCCCTGCGCGCAAGGCCTTGGAGTATCCGGCCTGTTCCATCGTCACGGTGTTGATGGCCTCGGCGATCGTGAGGAGACGGACCGGGCCGGGCGGATCCCAGCGCTGCACGTCGGCGCCTGACAGGTGGGTGGCTGCTGTGGTGCCGAGTGCGCCCCGCTCGACGGTGAGGGTGCGCAGGGCGTAGATGTCCGTGCCGCTGGTGTGGGCGGCGTTCGCGCTGCCGTCCCACGCCCGCTTCACGACCAGGTTGTTGCCCGCGATGTCGACAATGAGCATGCGTTCGCCGTCGATGAGGACGACCTCGTCCATCGCGAACGCGGCTGCGGAGGCGACCGGGATGGTGACGGTCTTGATCTGCTGGTCGATGTCCACGCCAAGGCTCTGCCCGCTGTCGGCCATGCTCCGGCCAGTGACCAGCATCCGCTCGGAGTCGACACGCATGATGCTGCCCACGCCGAGGGCTGCGGCTGCCGCCCCGTCCACGGTCACCGTCGCGACGGTCGTCGTGGCGACTGCGCCCGCGAGAGTGCCGGCCGGGCTCTCGTCGTTGCGGTACCCGAACAGGCCGGTGAGGGTGATGGCCTGCTGGTGGGTGGCGCCGCTGCTCCACGCGGCGCTCGACCCGAGGTTGATTTCAAGGCGGTTGTACGGCGGCCCGGACTGCGGGTAGAGCAGCACGGAGGCCGGGTTGATGGCTGTGCCGCCGGAGGTGACGGAGGTGAGGGAGATCAGCTCTCGGTCGTCGAGCCATAGCCGCCACGATGGGCGTTGCTGGCTGTCGGGCCAGTCCCAGGAGCGTTCTGCCTGCTCGGGGTAGAACGTCCGGTGGCACAGGGCTTCGATGTCACGGCTTGCGGACTGCAGGGCGCGGTCGATCTGTGCCGCGTTGCGTGCGGTCAGCTTGCTGTCGAGAGCCCGCATCACGTCCTCGCGGGTCGCGTACACCGGTGGCTGGCTCATCTCTCGTCACCTCCTCTCGTCTCGTTGTCGGGGCGGGTTACTTGGTGTCAGTCGCCGACGTATCGGCCGCCGGGCCGCCATCCGTCGAACGGGCAGAAGAGGCCCTGCCCGTCGCCGCCTTCTTTGAGCGGCTCCCCGCAGTCCGGGCAGGCGACGGGCTCTCGTGCTCGCTCTGCTCGGGCTTCGGCGACGGCTTCTCGGACGATGTCTCGGAGCTGCTCCCAGCTGATACGTCCTCACCGCCCTCCGCCTCTACCGCCTCGGACTCCTCGCCCGCGACGGATGCCCCGCCATGACGCGTGATCTTCGGCATGCCGTCCTCCTCCTCGATGCCGATAGGAACTCCGTGCTGAATGCCGAGTGCAGCCGCCTCGCCGTCCTCGGCCTGCCTCTCCGAACCGCACTGGGGACACAACGGCGCACCAACCGAGTACGCCGTCGTGCAGTCCAGGCAGACCCACAGGCTCACAGCGACGCCGCAAGCGCCGACGGCGTCCGCTGCACCGTCAGGTCACGGCGCAGGTAGAGGATCGTTCCGAGCTGCGCGTTCGTGCCCACGTCCGCCACGTCGAGGGAGACGTGCGTGTAGCCGTCCGACAGCTGCGCCGCGTCCACCTCGATCACGATGATCTGCTGGTGCTCCGCCGACGTGCCGGCCCCGCCCGGGTCGGCGATCGTGGCCGCCGCGGTCTGGGCCACCCTGGTCCACGCCTCCGTGCCCGCGAGGGTCGCGGCGTCCTTCAGGTAGTAGTGGTCGATGACCGCGAGGTTCGACGTGGTGCCGCCCGAGCCTGCGGTGTGCTGCTTGAGCGTGACGGTCGGGTCGTCGCCCGCGGTGCCGGCGGCCTTGAAGACGACGATGGTGAGGCCGCCGCAGTCGCGGAGCTTGACGCGCTTGCCGGTGACGGCAGCAGCAGAGAGGTCGACGGGCGCGGCGCCGATGCAAATGTCGACGAGCCGCCCGAGTGCTTCCATAGCCATGGCTGTGAGTTCCTTTCCGGCGCCCGGGTCAGGCGGCGAGCTTGACGATCGGGGACAGGGTGGAGCCGCCGTTGGCGGGGGTGATCGCGGACTGCAGCCACGGGCGGCCGTCGACGCGCTCGATGATGCGGAACGCGATCTCGTCGGTCTCGAAGTACCGCTCCTCGGACTGGCGGGCCTGCATCGCCTGCCGGTCGCCGACCAGGTAGAACCCGAAGTCGATGAGGCTGATGTCGCCTGCGGAGCCGAGCGCGGGCACCTTCTCGCTGACGACGATCGGCAAGCCCATGAGGGTCATGGGCGGGGCGCCGATGGCCTGGCCGCCGTTGAGCCACATCCCGGGCGAGGCGGCGCCGACGTTCTCGGTACCGGCTACGTTCTGCTGCACCATCCGCATGTTCAGCAGCTCGGGCAGGACGTTGTTGGAGACGACCCACACGGCGCGCGACAGGGACTGCGGCAGCATCCGCGAGTACATGTTGATGACGTCCTCGAACTTCACCTTGCTGGTGGTGGTCCGGGTGACGGACACGGCGGCGTTGCCGTTGAGGACGCCAAGGGGCTTGCCGACGCCGTCGCCGGTGAGGAACGCGATGTCCTCGAAGAATGCGAGGGCCTCGGGGAACATCTGGTTGATGAACGCGGAGAACGAGACGAGGCTGTCGTTCATCAGCTCGGACGGCACCTTGGCGAAGCCGGTGAGCTTGCGGGCCTCCAGGACTACGCGGCCGAAGCGGGCCTGCGACTCGGTGAGCTGGCCGGACTCCTCGGTCCAGTAGCCGACGATGCCGCCGTACACGCTGTTGACGTTGGTGGTGGAGTCGATCGCAGGGAACGGCACCCGCAGCGTCTCCATGGGGATGACGCGGGCGCGGGGGCGGACGACGGACATCTCCAGCGCGACGCGCAGCAGCTCGGAGCGCAGCGTCTCCGGGATGAGGTAGCCGCCGTCGGAGGGGATGTCGGAGCTGTAGTTCTTCAGCTGCGCGAGCTTCGCCGACAGCTCGGGGGTGTTGGCGTCGCCGCCGGTCCGGGCGATCGCGCGGAACAGTTCGCCGGAGCTGTTGAACAGCCCGTCGACCTTGGCGCCCTCGGCGGCCTTGTTGTACAGGCCACGCCCCTGAAGGGAGGCGTCGACGGTCGCGTACGGGTCGGGGGTGGCGGCGCGCAGGTCGGGGCGCTTGATGTCCTCGACGCCGTTCTCGCGGAGGAAGTTCGCGAAGCCGGCCTGTACCTGCTCGTCGACGAGGCGCTGAATGTCGGTGCCGTCGCCCTGCTGGCCCTGCGCGTACGTGTTGATGAACGTGGTCAGGGAGTCCTGTGACGCGAGGACTTCCTTGCGCTTGGTCGGGTCGGCGAGCATCTCCGCCAGTTCGGCGCTGTTGCGCGGGACGGTCGTAGTGGGCACGTTGCCTCCTTCAGGCTGCCGTCGCCGCGCGGGACGACGTATCGGGGCCGATGAGATGGGTGAGGTCCGCGGCCCAGTCGTCCGCGGGGGTGGTGAGGAGGGCAGCGGCGTCGGCTGCCCACTCGTCTGCGGGCTCGGGCTCGGCCGGCGTCTCGGGTTCGGGGGCGGGTTCCTCGGCTGGCTCTGCCGTAGTGGCCGGGGGCTCGGGCT